CCACCGCCGCCCCCGCCTCCTCCACCGCCGCCGTAGCCCCCGCTGACGCCGCCCAGCGAGGCTTTGATGATATTGCCCCCACCGCTCAGAGCCGCGCCGCTCTCGACGTAGGATTTGAACTCGACCAGCGCATCGAAAACGCCGACCTTGATAATGCGGGACTGGTTCGCTTCGTCACCGCCGCCGCCCGCCGGGGTGATCATCCCAGACGTTGATGGCGTGAACTGCTCAGGACCTTTTTCACCGACCGTGTATCGGATGCCGCGCGAGACGGGACCGCCGACCGCGCGCCCCGGACCCGGAGGTCCAGCCCCCGGCGTCGTTGCTTCATTGGTCCCCCAGAGGTCGCCCCACCACTTCGACGCCAGCGACTGCTTCGGTGCCTCAGTGAACCCCAAGCCGGGTTGACCGTGTAGCCCGCCCCACCAGTTGCCTGCCTTGCCCGCCAACTCCGCTGGCGTCTGGTTCATCCAGTCCATGCTTGGACCGAACGGCTGCGTGCCGAAATTCTCAGCCGCCGCCTTCTTGCCCTCTGCGCCACCCTCCCGCATCTTTTTCAGATTTTCGTAGAAGGTCGTGACGTCCTTCATGAACTTTTCAAAGTCCGCTGAGGCTTTGTCCAACTCCTCGGAGAGGAACGGAAACAGCTTCACGCCGACCTTGGTCTTCAGGATGTCCCACTTCTCACCCATGTCGACCAGACCGTCCGCGTAGGCTTTCGCCGCCGCCTTGTCTGCCTCGGTGATGATGGGCTGCTTGTTTTTCTCCTTGATGAAGTCGGCGTAGGACAGCCTCGCGGTGTCGGCACCCAAGCCGATCATCTCAAAGAAGCGCCGCGCCTTCCCACCCGTTGGATCAGCCTTGTCCAGCACCTCCTTGAAGTCGAACGCCACCTTGAGCTTGTCGCTCTGCTCGGTCGCGGCGTTCATCGCGGCGAGAACATCGCCCGCGCCGAACTTGATCAACTCCTCACGCACGGAGCCGATGCGGTACGAGAAGTCCTCGGTGTTGCGCTTGAAGTTCTTGAGCGAGGTGTTCATCGCCTCAGGGGCAATGCCTGCCTTCTGCGCTGCGGCTGACCAGCCGCGCAACGCCTCTTCGCTCATACCCAGTTCTTTGCTGGCGTACTTGAGTTCGACAATCTTCTTCGCTGTATCGCCCAGCGAGCGGACCAGCATCCCCGCCGCAAGACCAAGTCCCGCCGCGCCGAGACTGAAGCCGCCCAGACCGGGGAGAGCCTGCTGAAGCCCCTGCCCGACGCCCTGAATGGTTTTGCCAAGCGCCGCGAACTGGGTGTTGATCTGAGCAACGCCCTTGCCCGCGTTGCGCGGGACAAGACCAATCTCGCGACCGATGGCGCGGATGTTTGCGAGCGCCTCCTCGGAGACGACTGTCGCTCGCAGCCTCAGGACTTCGTCGTTCGCCATTCGCAGCGCGCCCTCAGCGTGGTCGCTGCGCCTCAGCTTGAGCGAGCAACCTGTCTGTCCAACTCATATGCCGCTCGACCTCGCTCACCGGCATGCTCAGAAATTCGCCCGGCGGTCGTCCGTAAAACCGCGCCATGCGATAGCAATTCAGTATTGCATCGCCTGCGCGTCCGGTACGAAAAAACCCATGAGCCTATGCGCGCAAGTCGAGAAGTCCTTGCCCCTCATCGCCTTGATCGTTGACGGCGGCACCGCCGCCAACACAGACATCACGCCCGCCATCACTTCGGGGTTGGGCGTCACGACGCCAGTCTGCCAGTCGATATTGACCGGCCACTTCTCGCCAATCGCCTGCATGTCACCGCCGGTCGGCTCGCGGAAGGTCAGCTTCTTAATCATCTCTCCGCTCGACATCACCGGCTTCGATAGCTCGATAGTGATGTCAGTCGTGGTAGGAGCCGCCGCATCCTCCTCGACCAATTCGACCGGCTTCTTCGCCACTGCTTCACCCGCCATTGAAGTTCGCCTCCGTTAAATTTCGTCGCCGTCAACGCCTTCGAAGCGGACCCTGAACTGACCGTCGCTGGTGTTGATTTCGACCGGACCCTTGTGCCACGCGTTGCGGAGGACGTAGGTCCGACCGTTCACCAACTCTGCGGTGATGGTCGCGTCGGTGATGCTCTCCAGAAATTCGGTGCTGACCTCAGGCAGCGTGGAGATGTCGCCCTCGATGTAGGGGACGCGCGGAAGCTCCTGATAGCCGTGAACGTAGTCCTGACCGGCGATGCCGTTGCGCTCGACCGCTGTGATCGAGACGGTGAGGCTACCCTTCAGCGGATACATCTGACCGTCGACCTTCAGGTAGGCGGTGCCTGCGATAGGACCTTGCGGCATGGCGTTGGCTCCATAGGTTGGGTGGACTTCCCAATCTTTATGCGCCGACGCGCGCGCGGACACCAGTCAGCCCAACAGCGATACAATCTGCGGTGCTGTCACTACCGGAGCGGGCTTGCCGGGATAACAGCGTTCTGGAAGAAGCCCTTCGGCACGAACCGCTGCAAGAACGGCGCGTCAGGGTAGATCATCTCGATGACCGACTGAGCCTGATCGTAGCCCGCCATCAGCGTGGCTGATTGCTTCTCGAAGCGCTCCCAGACGAACGACGCCATCCCGCCGCCGATCACCATCACCGATGAATTGTATTTGCCGTCCATCCGCCCGCAGATGGCAAACTCACCCGGCACAGCCTGAAGCGGCGTGAGGTCCCCGACGACCTCGACGTCCAAGTCCAGCGCAACAATTCGTGATCGACCGCGCCACGTTTTTTCGAACAGCAGCAGCTTCGCCCACCGCCCCGGAAGCCCCGCCTCGGTGATATCGATGAAGCCGACGCCCTCGCAACGCTCAGGCTGGTCGGTCAGGCAGACGATGTCGTAGGGCTGCCGCGCGTGCCGCATGATCCCGTCGCGGACCTTGGTGACGCGCCCGAACGGAAACTCGGTGCCCGCCCTGACCAGTGCGAATACCACATCATAGGTAATCCGCATCGCGCCACCCGCGTGGCTTCGTCATCGTGACGACCGCCATTGCAAGCATCCCGAAATTTCCGCCGATAATAAATGCCGCTGCAATCCATAACCAACACATGAGGTACTCCTTCAGAGGTAGCCTCACCTCAGCATTTCGACCCCGTCATCGAGCGTGACCTTCTGGAAGCAGGCGATGCTTGATGTAGGACAAGCATTGACGACGCTGATGCCCAGCCGGTTCAGGTGCGGGACATAGACCCCGAAGTGGGCAGCCCAGACCTTCCAGTTGGCTTCGCTCTGCGCGCGCTTCTTCTGAGCGTGCTTGTCGGGTGAGCCGTTATCGTAGGCCCCGTCATAGTCGAAGCCGAACAGCACGACCCGCTTGGCTCGCTTGTGAATGCAAATCTGCATCGCCCCGAAGCCTGAGGTCCCGCCGCCATAAACCTCGCTCGGGTTTTCTGAGACGTCCTGACCATCCAGCCGCCGCAGGAACGTGATGTTCTTTGCGTGCGGTGCGCCAGCCATCTGATCCTGAGGCAACGCCCAGTAGATGCGAGACTGCAAGTTCTCCAGCCTGTCGAGCCACATCCCCTGACCAAAACAAGCATCGGCCCACGGCATCGTATCGATCAGGCTCTTGATCGCCAGCACATGCGCGCCGCCCCTCAGCCGCTCGAAGTCGAAGCCGACAAGCGAAGGCCCGCCGCCGACAATGGCAACGGGCCGGTCGTCCCAGAATGGTTTCGTTATTCTTCCGTAGACATCCATTGTCCCCGCCTTGACTGAGATGTGGAAAGGCGCGCGCCCCGTCCGCGCGCGCCTCATCCGTCATTCGTACTACTGCGCGATATCGGTGTCGACGCCCCTGTTGTACTGGAGCCTGAACTGAGCCAGCACCGCGAAGATGCGAAGCTGGTTGATCAGGTCCGGTGGGTAAAGCACGTTGACCCGGTTGGGGTCGTTGGGGTCGCGTTCCACGATCAGGTTCTTCTTGAACGCCTGAGCGTTCTCGACACGCCCCAAGAATTCATCGGCGCGGTACTGAGCGATCAATTCCGCCTTGATGATCTTCGGGGTGACGATTGCCTGACCGGCACCGAACCGCGTGCCGTCATCGGCCAGCTTGTGACGCGGGTACTTGCTGGTGATGGCGTGACGCTGCGAACGGAACAGCGCCGCGAGGGTCGCGAGCGTCGGCACCAACTCGTAGGCGTCGTCACCCTGACCGTAGAGGTTCTTCTGGTAGGTCGTGCTCTCACGAAGGATGGCGGGGATGCCATCATCGTTCACGCCCTGCGTTGCGATGCCGACGCCCGAGAAGTCGTTGCACTGCTTCTTGGTGAAACGCTGATGCTTCGGAGCCGGGAGGCACCCTTCCAGCGCGAGCGTCTGGAGCGGGCGAGCCGGGTCGTTCAGAAGCGCCCGCGCAGCCTTGGCAGCGTAGGCAGCCGCCCAGACCCACGGAGGCGACGGTGAGTTCGCCTCGATGCCCATGACGGAGAGAACGCCGCTGTTGTTGTTTGGACCGTAGTCCAAGAGGTCGGCGTAGCCCTTGTCCTCACCCTGCTCGACGCCCTTGTGAGCGGCGAAGATATGACCGTAGAGTTGACGCAGCCAGCCCCAGCGACCCGTGTCACCGAAGCCGTACTCGGCTTCCAGCAGCGACAGCGACGTGCTGTCGGTGAGGCCGGTCGCAACGTACTCGTAAATCTCATCGCCAAGGTTCGTCAGCGCCGTGGAGATATCGACGGTGCCGGTGCCGCCGGTCAGCCGGTGACCCGGCGGGATGGTGACAACCAGACCAACGGGAATGCGCTCTGCTGCGAGCGCGCCGCCGTAGGCGAGACGCACGTCGATTTCGTTTCCTTCGACGCCCTTGAACTTCGCGGTGAGGTCTACCGCACCGGCAACAC